AGTATACATTAATTAGTATGTTGAAGAATGTTGTTGAAATCAATAAGCACAAGAATCGTGACTTGTCACAGCCTAAACACGAAGAATACCAGTATCTTAATTTGATTCAAGACTTACTAAATGAAGGAAAATTGGAAGAAGGACGTAATGGAAAAACTCTTAGGGGCGTAGGTGCGGCTATGCACTTCTCATTAGAGAATGGTAAAATACCAATATTAACTACCAAAAAAACTGCGTGGAAGACTTGTATTAAAGAACTACTATTCTTTTGTAAAGGGCAAACTGATAATAAAATTTTAACAGACCAAAACGTACATATATGGGATGGAAATACGACCGCTGAGTTTTTAGAAACACGTGGATTATCACATTATACACCAGGTAGAGATTTGGGTCCACTCTATGCGTTTCAATGGTTTCATTTTAATGCACCATATACTGGCTGCACCTCGGATTATACCGGACAAGGAATAAATCAACTTCAAAAAGTGATTGATGACCTTAAAAATCCTGAAACAAGAAACTCCAGACGCCATGTGATAAGTGCTTGGAATCCGGCACAACTAGACCAGGGTGTATTACCTCCTTGTCATATATTATTTCAATTTATAGTAACAGATAATAATAAACTTAGTTGTTTGCTATATCAGAGGGCAAATGACGAATTTTTAGGAATTCCTTTTAATTTGGCTTCATATTCAGTCTTAACAATTATTATTGCTAATATTTGTGGTCTTGAACCCTATGAATTTATACATTACGGTGGCGATTGTCATATCTATTCGGACCACATCCAGCAATGCCAAGAGCAAATATCACGTGAGCCTTATCCATTTCCTACATTAGAAATATTAAACAAAAGAGATAATATTAATGAATATGTGCTTGAAGATTTTAAACTTCATGATTATCAGCATCACGCACAGATAAAAGGGGCAATGAGGGCATAATTTCATCATCTAACACTTTACTATCAGCATAAAAATAATTCGCAAATTTGGGATTAGGTGATTTTATTCTATTTCTTATATTGACATGACTAATTCCTAAATCTCTACCTGCGTGTGAAAGAGATTTATAATAAATATTATCTATTACTATTTGTCTAATACAATTAGTTTTTACATATTCATCAGGTATGGTAGCATATTGATAATTACTGTATAATTTATTTTTTGATTTAACTCTTTTTGATATCGTGCTTGCATCAAGATTAAATACTTTTGCTGCATCTGCAAAAGCTGAATAATAAATATTATCTATTAATATTGGTACTCCTCTTCCAGTAGAAAATTCTTTATTTATTTTCTTTTTATTTTCTATTCTAATACGCCCTTTCTCTTCTGCTTTTTTTTGTTTTTTTTCATCTAAAAAATGATAATTAATAAATTTTGAACTTGATGAATATATCCTATCATTTATAGTTCTCGATGGTATATTTAATATTTTTCCTGCTTCTGTAATACCACTATAATTAACCCCATCTATTACAATAGCAGCATCTTTACGATAATTAGTTTGTAGTTTTCGTTTAGCTTTAATTTTTTCTATAATTTGTTCTCTATTAGGGTGATGTGTAATAGTATCACCACCAATACTATCATAAAGTAAGTTATATAATTTATCTCGTATAGTCAAGTCTTGTAAATAAGATGTTTCATAATCTTGTGCTTCTTCTTTAGTTTCGCAATCATGCAATATTTCATATTGTAAACAATCCGCACCATACTTATTATATACATTTTGCAAATATATGTTAATATGCTTTCCATTCTTTAAATCACGCTTATGATTGTTCCAACGTCTTCTTATATTACAACTATATCCAATATAATACTTCCCCTCAGGACACAACGTATTCGAAATTTTATAAACGCCAATGATTGGTTTTCCCATTCTATATATTACTTAAAGATATTTCTTTATATAATAATTACGCATTATTATATAAATTCCTAAATATTTTCATTTGCCCGTTTTTCTTTTTGTTTCAAATAAGCCCGTCTTGCGTATTCTTTTCTTTTTTCGGGACTGATTACAGGCGGTTTGTAATTTCTTTCTTTAATCACTTCCTTATTAGCTTCATAATATTTTTTATTCCTTTCAGGAGCAGTATATTTTTTCAAATGTTCTTTCGTAGCACTTAACTCTTGTTTTGTAGCATCTAATTCGTCTTGTAATTGTTTGATTATTTCATCTTTATCCATTTCGTTATTATACATATATCCAAATATTTATATATTTTTACTAACTAATAGAAACAAACATTGATATACATACATAAACAATAAGTCTATATATATGTATATGAATTTCATTTCTATTGGTGGTTGGTGTGGCACAAAAATTGCTCTTAAAGAGTTAGGTTTATTTAATGAAGCATCATTACCATTTGATAGCGTAAGAACTTCTATTGAAGGAATTATAGATTGTATTGAAAATGATTTTCAAAATTATTTTCCAAAAGAAATAAAAAAAGATAATAGATTTTCAAATTGGGTAGGTTTTATTGGTGAGTATATAGGATTTTATCATCATAATCATAATTTGTTAGATAAAAATGTTATTGACAGTTTTGAAAGAAAATTTATTCGGTTTGATGAAAAAATAAAAAAAAATAATTGTGTATTTTTACGAACAATAGCAAGAGAAAAATATGATGATGAAATAAAATATTATAAAAAATTACAAGATGTAATTGATAAAAAATATCCTGATATTTCTTATATTATTTGTTTCATCATTCCTAATCAACCAAATACACAATATTATAAACATTTAGACAACCGAACATTTTTATTTACACTAAATGATAAATCAGGCGATAACAATAATTTAAAAAACGAATACAAACCTATTTTTGATTTTATTATAAATGAAAACTTATTTATTAATATACCGAATTCAAATGATATTGAAATAAATGATGATCTATCAACCAGATTATGGTTAGTGGATGGTTATCCAATGGTTAATTTTATTGAAAAATAATCGTTTTTCTTTTTTCGGGACTGACAGATGATTGATTTTATTTTCGTTAGTATACATATATCCAAACATTTATATATTTTTTCGTATTTTATATTTGGATATATGTATAGTAACAAAATGAAACAAACCAAACAAACCAAACAAACAAAGAAAAAAGGGGGTAGTATAACCACCAAACCAAAGAGAAAAACAGTCAAGTCAAATCGAACGAAAACTATTTCTAACCGTTATCGTGATAAAGCAAGTGAATATTTCAAAACCAGAATGGGTTCTAATGACATCCCGGTATTATCTGCGTTACGGGCGTTTACGCCTTTGAATAAATATACAGATGAGTATTTAGAAAAGATGACAGACAAAGAAATCCGAAATATATATGATGAATTTAAAATTAGAACATCATCTAGAGTAAAACGTAATAGATATATACGGAAAGGTAAACCGCTATCTGAAGATTTATTCCAATACCCAAAACAACAATCGTCCAGCAAATCCGAACATCTTCCTTATCCATTTAGTCCAGGAAAAAGAAGTGACGAAGAAGAAATAAAGATACTGGAACGGTTTGATAATGAATCTAGGTCTCCATATTCAATCAATAACAAGCTTGATGGTGATTTATTTGACGGTGATTTATTTGACGATGTAGATTACCGTTAGATTACCTCTTGTGTATTATATACAAATATTCTTTAACTGGCTTGTATTCCGCGGTTCTCTTATAATTACTAATCCCCTTTAATCGGTTATACGTTTTATGGTCTATCGGTATTTTTTTGACATCATCACTATGTCCTTTTACTAATTCATCCATATCGGGTATGGATATAATTCCGCCATCATTATACGACAGCATTATGTATTTTGCTTTCGTATTTTCTAACAAATCGTTCATCGCCTTCTTCGCATGTATACTACTATTATATAACGATTTTGTACGTGATGATGACTGTCCGCGATTGGTATCCGGAATTTCCGCATTCTTATCCCAATTGTTGATTACATCTAACATGAAATAATAGATATTATATGGATGCTTATTATAAGGCGGGTCATAATAGACTACATCTAACTCACCTACATCTTTCGCCCATTCATTTACGTCTTTCTGACTTACATTGACTTTACATTTGCTTGGGTCTAATATTGGATATGGAATACGAATATCTTGAGTAATACGCTTGACATCAGTCTTCGTTTTACCACCATATTCCCCCTTTTTACCGTCTTTGTCTTTGTAATACGCCGAAAATTGTCCGTTTGTATTGTTGTGAATAGAACACTCCACTAACAACGGACCCAACAAATAAGGTCTGTACTTTTCGGGTATTGTTTCTATATAATCACGTATAATATCTATACGTTTTCCGTTTTTGCTTGTATAGAATGCCCTCTCGTTCTCCTTTATTTCTTCACTTTCTGGAGACCAATGTTTGGATATCCATCCACCATGTATCTTTCCAGACATTTCATCATCTGCCTTCTTATTGGCTTGGTCGATATATTCCTTTATTTTGTGTATTTCAGACTTAGTTGGACTGGATAAATAACATGAATTCAATGTTTTACTGTATCCCGCCAAATCATTTGCGTATAGCTCATTTTCTTTTGTCTTAAATAAACGACTGACTACGCCGGAACCTGAAAATCCATCCCCTATTTTAATTTTGTCTTTTTTCATCGCTTTTTTAATTTCATCAAGCTCATCACTTATGATATTCAATAGTTTACGTTTGTTACCCATATATGTAATAATTTGTTCTTTCAAAAATCCATTATCCATTGCCATTATATATTCTAATAAGATAACATTTATATATTTTTGATATAATTAGTTAGAGACAATCAATATAACTAACTATATAAAAATGAGTAGTTCAAATGCCGCCGCTATAAGAAGACGTGTGACCGCACCCCAACAAATCGCAAGTGTTAAAGCAACACCTCCACCCGCACCAGTTCAAACCCAAGTCCGTGAAAAACCTACTGGACTAACAATGCAGCAATTTATTTCAGCGTTGGATAAGCGGGTAGTATCATTAGAAGAGACCATAACCAATACTGTAAAAGATAGTACTGAACCTACCGTGACTGACGTACTTGACGAGTTTCAATCCAGATTCGAAATGATTGCTACAGAATTATCAGATATTAAGGACGCAATGTTGAAATTACAAACCTACACCATGGACGTAAACAAGATGTTATTAGACGAAAGGATTGATATTCTATCTGAGGTAAATCCGAATTCAAAGTCCAATACCGTAGGTCAAGATGCGGACTTAACAAGTGTGGTTAGTATTGGGGCAAACACGATTAACACCGAACACACAAGTGTAGATATGCGTGAATTAGTCGAAGAAGAATTGAATAAAGATACCAAATAAAGGGTATAAACGAAAAAACTTTATATGTATAATACTATACCACAATACATATAATGTCGCGTACCACTTCCCCTACAATGACAGCCATAGAAGAACTACAACAACAATATTATAAAATTAACAATAAAAATACATTTTTCAAAAAAAAACAAAAATATGAATGTGCTGATTTAGTAACAAACCAAATAGGTATCGATATAATATTACCAAAGTGTATCTATATGTTTGACACCAACAAAGTCTATATCGACTATCTAATCTTCAAAACCTTTGCTAATCCGAACAATTATCATGACATCAGCGTGTGTTTAGCAAACAATATCAACGATTGTATAAAGAAGAACAAAACATTCGAAATTCACATCAATCTAGACACTCTCACAGTATCTGCGGTTGAACGTTATAGGCAAATTATAACCGGATTCGCAGAACACGGTCAGATGAATGGATACGAACAATATTTATCTAACATGGTATTATACAATGCTCCTTCCTTTATTAGTACAACTACCTCTATTATTAGCTCTTTTATTTCACCAAAAGTTACTGAACTTGTAACAATTCACAAGAAAAACATAGAACTCCCAATCGAGCAATAAAGTGTTTATCGTAAAAAAACGTATAAAAATACGACATCCTATATTATAGAATGTCTGGAATACTTAATTTTTTATTGTTTATCATCGTATTGGTGATTTACATTCATATAATTAATCAACTCAAAACAAGCGAAGATTTAGAAGTATATGAAATGGATTATACAAATAACCAATATTTACAAGAAGTGTGTAATATAAAACAGCCCGTATTATTTAATTATGACAGTGTTAGTCCGGAATTCTACGAACAAATAAACGCCGACATATTTACGAATCATGATAAACACGACGTCAAAGTAAAGGACGTCCGCGACTATTATAAGAACGAAAGTATAGATTATATTGTCTTACCTTCAAGCTCCGCTACGAATTTAATGAAGACCGATACGCAATCCAATTACTTCACTGAGAACAATGAAGATTTCATAGAGAATGCGGATTTATATCATATTTTTCATTCAAACGATACGTTTTTAAAACCTCAATTATCTATGATTACCAAATATGATATTATGACTGGGTCTTCGAAATCCGTCACGCCCCTTAGGTATCATACTGACTTTAGAAAGTTTATGTCAGTACATTCGGGTAAAGTTAAAATCAAAATGACCCCATGGAAGAGCCATAAGTATTTACACCCTCTTCGTGATTTTGAAAACTATGAATTCCGGTCACGCATGAATGTATGGAAACCCGACAAAACCCATAAACATGATTTTGATAAACTTCGGTTTTTAGAATTCGACATTACCCCCGGACACACTCTTCATATTCCTCCCTATTGGTGGTACAGTATCCAATTCAACGATGATTCTGATACAATAGTAACAAGTATGACATATAATTCTGTTATGAATTGTGTTAGTAACTTACCAAACTGGGGGATGTACTATTTGCAACAGACAAATACGAAGACCAAAATCACCAAAACTCTTCCTATTCATATCACGGAGGAAGAAAACCTAGATGATGGCGATGGCGATGGCGATGAGACCCCTCCTCCTGATGAAAATAAAGAACTTTCTAACATTGAAATGACTCAAGAAATTTAGAAAGAAACGTTAACTAAAAATATTTGTATTATGTAAATGAGTGATAATACAAATTTACAAAATGATGATATAAGTGATGAAAATATGCTATCTTTATCAGAAGCACCCATATCTACATTCACAGAAATACTAGAAACCGAAGAAGAGAAACTAAACGCATCGATAGAACAATCTCATTATAAATCAATCAAAATACCTCATAATAATGATGATGATGAACCCGACCCACCAGAAGATAATATTCCAAAACCGTCAGATGAAATCACCAGTATGAAAAGTGTGTCGTCGTATGATGAAATATTATCAATCCCACCGAATAAAAACGAGTTTGATTGGTTCTCATCGAAAGAATACATCATCTTTAAGAATCAACTATATTCACTACGTAAAAATAACAACTTCATTCTAAAAGAGGGTAAGGAATGTAAACGTCTACTTGACCTAAAAAATGACGATTTGACTTCTATGGTTAATAATATCCAAACATCCGTTATTTTCGTATCAACTATTTCCGGTTTTTTCCAAGCAACCAAGACCCAATTCGCAATAAATGTTGACGTTATTGCAGTAATATCGATTACGATTTCCACATACATTTCACTCATTTTGTCTATTTCTAAATACTATAAATTGGATGAATTGAAAGACCGTATACAAAACCTTAGGGAGAAGTATTCACTGTTACATAATCGTATTGATTATCGAATGGACGTTCTTGGACCTTGGAACAATAAACATCTATGGGAACACCAAGACCCCCGAGCCAAATTGGCAGAATGGAATGAAGTTATGAAAAAGATGAAAACTGATTATGGTGAAATTATCAAAACCAAACAAGACCTTACTACCGAGTTTGAAGTCATTATGGATACTATTTCACGAAACAAATACAACCAGTTGAATTCATTTATCAACTATAAAGACAGAGAACTATTATTTATGATCCAACAAAAAGAAAGGCAACTTGAAAAACGAATTATGGATGCTTCTTCTAGTTATCCATCACGTAAACGTCCCTCTATTATGTTACAGCACGAAGAACTTGATAATTGGGCGGATGATGATGATAGTATGGTATAAAACAATATAGACATTTGTTTTTATCCAATGTAATGAGCGAACCGACTTTACCACGATTATTTACCCCGACAATCTTATATCAATACATGGATGGAAATGAAGAACTTACTCTACCCATGTTACAAACCATCATACATAAACAACAGGATATTATCGATAAGCAATGTAAAATCATCACTAGTCATGGCGATGAAATAGACACGTTGAAAGCAACCTTATCCGAAATTATGCATATACTCAATGGACGCCAATTCATGAATAGAAGTGTGTCATTTGAATCTACCGAATAATCCATACATCCATACAACATTAGTATTAGTATTAGTATTAGTATCATGCCAAAAATATGATACTAATTTGTAGTAATCACCGTTTCCTTATCAATAACGGTTTCTTTCAGGATATTGTTGATGATTTTCTTTTCAAACTTCTCATCCTCTTCTTTTCCATATCCACCTAACGATGCCTTTGAGTATTCAAAGAATTTATCACATTCGGGTGTATCTAATATGTCATATTTGGGGTTTTCAGCTATCCATGGATGGACTTGGGCTTTGTTCTTATTTGCTACTATGCGGACTGCCTTTCGTAAATGCATTTTGGTTTCATCTTCCTTAGCCCATACATTGGAATCCTTTACGTAGACCGTTTCGCGTTTTAAATCCGTACAGTGAATTGGACGCACGTGTGGATGCATATCACGAATACGCTCTAACATAATGTCTGATATACCTCTTACATACCCCACTTCTCCCGTTTTTATGAAATCATTTACAGATAGTTCGATTGATTGGATGAAATCATTTAGATTTATAGCATCTTTACATGTCTCATTTAGAAACACGTTGAGATTGAACTTGTTATTGGTTGTATTATTTGTGTTATTGATTGTCGTATTTCCGGTGTTCTTAGCCAGATCGATTACCTGTTTATTCTGCTCTATCATCATCGCACGAAGTTCTTTGTTCTCTTGTAATAGTTCTATTATCAAGTTTGGATCTATATGAGGAGGTGCTGGCATTGAAACGTCTGTAATGGGTTGGTTGTTTATAGTATTACATCGCTGCTTATGATACCATAAACTATTTCTGGCTTTATATACCTTACCGCAACCACATTCATATTTTGTGGCGTTTTTTGGCGTTTTTTGTGTTCTATTTGTTCTATTTACATGTTTTGCTGTCAATATATGACGATTATAATCACTGTGTTTATTGCATTTAAAGTTACATATTTCACAAATATAATTATAAGAGTTTTTTTGCGCGTTTTCCATTCTAAATATTCTATATATATAGACTTCATTATTACATCTCTAAATCATTCCCATATAAATTACTTAAAAATCATGCAAACAAATATTTTACACAAATATACCAAAATACTGCATTCACCTCACAATCACGTTTTTGGAAAAGTGATAATACGAAACTATCTCCACCAAATTCATTTTGGACATTTTATAAATGTCCATTTTTGAAAATCTTTGCCATTTCTTTTTTCAACTTTTTAGTGTAATATAATTTAATCAGTTAGATATTTCGTTTAGTTGGATATTCGTAATATTTTCAAGATTCTTAGTAATATACATAATTTGTTTGTTCTGTTCTATTAACATTTCACGTAGCTCTTTATTATCTTTCATTAACTCTGCTATCAAATTTGCGTCTATTCGATGAGTGGTTGACTCAGTTTCAGTGCCTATAATAGGTTGGTTACTGACGATACACGAATCTCTCTTATTATGTCTCCATAATCCAGACCTATCTTTAAATTGCTTATTACACACATCGCATTTATGGCATTTATGGCATTTATGGCATTTTTCATTACCAATTTCGTTGATGTGCTTACTTGTTAACAAATGCTTATTATAATTACTTTGTTTACTGCAATAAAAATTACATTTGTCACATTCAAATTTTGTAATAGGTGCTTGAACGATTTCTGTTCCATTACGTATCATTTTAAGATGTCTCGGTCGTTTATTATGTTCTTCTTGTAATTTGCGCGTATTAAAATATACACTACAATAAGAACAATACAAAACTTCTTTTTTGGGTTTTATAACAACTTCTTTTTTGGGTTTTCGCGGAGGTAGAGGTTCAACACTGTTTAGTGTAGCATTGTATTCTTCAAAATAATGCTGTTCTTGTTTCTTCGCAGAATACAAGTCTTCGCAATTATGAAATGCTATTATTTCCATGGTCCAATTTTCCCAGCCCATATTGTCACGTATAGTTTCGTACACTTTACAATTATAGTTCGCCGATTTTGTATTTATACATCCTTGTTTGTGTGCGTATTTACGTTGAACGAAATTAGTAGTATGACCTATGTAAAGCTCGGTTATAGAAGGGTCTTTACAATAAATTTTATAGAATATAGTATTCGAATAATCAATCTTAACCTTAGGCATCTTATAATAAAGTTATGTCTAAATCTTTATGTTATTTTCAAGATAAGACTTATTGGTTCTTTTTCAACTTTTTAGTGTAAACTATTGTATATAACAGAAAATGAAACATGGATATGAAAGTTCGGATAATTTTGCGAATGTGTTTGAATACATGAATAACGGACAGCATAGTAGTTCGGAAAGTATAAACGAACTACGTGGAAGTGTATCAGAGCCAGACAGTAGGAGTAATAGTGTAACGAGTGAAGACATTGATACTCGCAGTAAAACGGAACGAATTCCTATTCCCGCACCAAACAACATGAGAAAACGCGAGACAATGTATAATGGTATGTCAGCACTAGAATCACATGGTCTTACTCCGACCCCTACAAAATATCGTAATTTATTGGAAGAAAATGTAAAAAACGTAGGTTCTCTGATAAACTTATATTATGAAGACGTTAAAAATAAAATCTCTCCCTATAATAAATGACAAAGGAGATAGCAATATCAGCATTAGTCATGTTAGGTTTAGACGCGACTTATATTTCAATAATAAAAGACTCCTATTTGCAACAAATCCAAAACATTCAAACCACGAAACCCACCGTGAACTCACTAGGTGTCCTATTGAGTTATTCGTTAATGATATTTGGCATCAATTATTTCATACTACAAAAAAATGCTTCCTTATTAGACGCATTTTTGTTTGGTATAGTAATCTATGGTATTTATGATGCTACCGCGTACGCATTGTTTTCAAAATGGTCGGTTAATTTGGCTCTAATAGATACATTATGGGGAGGTATTCTAATGATGACAACTGCGTATATAACGTATACGTTATCCCGTTTTATCTGATTTTTTGACAACCTTTCGCTTCGTGATTTTACTAACAACAGTATGTTTGTATTTTTTACAGAATTGTTTCATAGTCATTTGTTTTTCGTTACCAGTACCAAGTGATAATTCCTGAATATTACTCGGTAGTTCATTGGGTTCATAGTCCCATAATTCACAAAACCGACGTTCGTCTTCTTCATCTTCGAACCCCACTTTCATATTGTCATAGTCAATAATTCCGTTGTGTTCTTCTATACGTTGTAACCATATAGGACTTCGTGCTGCGTAAAACAACCAAGATTCCATTGTAGCATGATATATGTTAGTGAAATCTTCCGGCATTTGAGTATCAAACAGAGTATTGCATTCTTTAATAGTTGGGTAAAGTTTTAATGTGGATAATACACGAAATGCTTTGTCATCATCGCTCGGTGATACGACATGTGTTTGATATCGTTCAATATGTTCTGGTAACATCGTACAAATACACAGAGGTGCTGGAGTAGATGATGCGATAATATCTTTTGTAATATTATAACTGAGTTTTGATTTGACAAATGCAACCATGTCGTATTCCCGTTGAGATAATGTATAAATAATAGAGCCAAGATTACAGTCCATTGCGTTGTTATCACAGTCATTCCATTCACTCATCATAGTAACCATAAAGCTCTGTAAATCCGGGTTTAATTCCGCATATAGTTCGTGATAAATATCTTGTATAAAATCAAACGTTTCTGAACGAAATCCCGAATAGTATAGCTCATAACCCCAAAATAACGCTTGTGATGCGTCTTTTTGTAGTAAAGAGATAAATAGCGACTGTTTGGCTTCAATTCTAGAATACAAATAACGAGTGAACGTCGTTAAGTGGTATTTACGAGATTCGGTAACAGAACTCATGCCTGTTATACTTGTAATAAATGATAATTACAAATATAAATTCTATGTTTTCAATTTTGTTACTTATGTTCTATTCCATACTTCATCGATAAGCCCATAATCCATACATTTGTTTATGTCCCACCATAGGTCATGTTTGAGAATTTCTGACAATTGTTTTTTTGGTATAGATGCGTGTTCGGTATAAATGTCCTTTATGCGTTTCATCAGCATTGTATTATTCTCATGTTCGTCTTCTAGTTCAGACATTTTCCCCCAAGAGATTGAAGACAGTTGATGAATTAGCATATATGAATTTGGACGCATATACCGTTTTTTACCAACCACACTAATTAACGTGCCGGCGGATGCGGTTGGTCCATCAATAATCGTATGTATGGGTACTTTGCACGATTGTATCACGTCGATTGCCGTAAACGCATCAAATAGTATCCCTCCATAGGAGCTAATGTGTAAAAATATCGGGATTTCTTCCAAGCAGTTTTTATGTGCGGTCACAATATTATCAATTTCGCACTTACGAATGAGCTCAATCAATTCAAATATATTAGGTCGGTCCACTTCCGCATAAAAGTAGATGTGATTGTTCTCGCGTGTTATTTTTCTTGAATTATCACTCCCTGTATTCGTATCATCATCATCGTCGTCATCATTGGTTATAATGAGATTGGCTTTTTTGCTTTGTCTTCGCGTGGTCATTCCAGTGGGATAATATTTCATCATTGTATATCCCTCGTTCTAGTACTACAATAGAGTACATACATATCTCTAACTTCTTAGTAAATATATTTTACTTGAGTGTAATTGTAAACACAATGGTAATTACAAAACACACAATTGTGAAATAGTAATATATTCGAAAAACCTTTAGAAATATGCGAATTATTATATTTCAATAATATATATATATATATAATTGTTATGCCTGTCGAAAAGAAGAATAAAACCGGTAAAAAGAAGGTAGGAGGTGCTCGTAGAACCAGAAAAAATAATAAAAAGGCAAATAAAACAAATTCTCATATAGTAAAAGTGTTTTTGGAAGTATTAAATATGGTAAAATTGTATCATTGGAAGACCCGTTCTTACGCACAACATCAAGCAACTGATGAATTATTTTCAAATTTAAATAAACATATTGATTCTTTCGTAGAGGTCTTGTTAGGGAAAGATGAGCGTCGTATCAAGATGTTGGAAAAGCGCATTGATTTAATTGACCCTTCTAACACTCGCGATTTCAAAACTCGTATTTACGATTATCGCGATTTTTTATTGGATATAAACATGTATTTCGACGATAAAAAAGATACTGATTTACTGAATATCCGTGATGAGATTTTAGCCGACATAAATCAGTTCTTATATTTAATGACATTTGACAAATAATTTGGCGTATATGATGAAAGCATCCCTTGTAACCCGGGCATACTATAACAATCATACGGGTATCTCCCATTTCGTTCAAAATACATGAACGTTTTTATTTGTTTTCTTTTATTCAAACAATATTTTCTTTGGAAAAATACCTTTTTCCAATGTCTTTGGATAATCCTTAACCAATGGGTTTTGATAACAACGGTGTAGGTATGGTCGTCTAATATAAACAATTTCATAATGTCTATATTAGGGTTTGTAACAAAAATACTGTAATCATGTAAGTAAGATTGGACGTGATTACTAGTAAACTGAAAGAATGTAGTAGGTGTGATCGCATTGGCATATAATATATATTGTTTGTCGTAAGATATCTTACTAATACCAATATAATAATGTTTGTCTTCTTTTTCACTATCTAAAAACTCTTGTTCGTGGAAATAAATACGTTCTATCATTTCTTCTGTTTCACTGTCATATTCTGTACCGGATTCTAGACTCTCACTATCTTCACTATCTTCACTATCTTCACTATCTTCACTACGACCAGGCAAATCTTCCGAACTAGATGTTTCAAGGTCATCTAGTCCAGTGTCATACCTGTCATAAGAAGAATCTGTGTCAGAGTCAGACATCGGTTGTTAATCGTCCATATGACGGTAAGTTAATACACTTTACGAATAGTATTTTCAATCAATTTTTATCTCATTATACAATATAAACCATGTCATCGTATATAGATAGAGACATAATAAAACCGAATACACCAGTAGCACAAACGGTTCCTATGGCACCTACACCACCACCCAGCGAACCTACCGCATCATTAGGAAAAAAAACCGAACAAGATAAGGCAGAGCAAATAGTGGAGCCCGTCCAATATTATGTCAAATACACGTTTATGATAACCTACATTCTACTCCTAACCACCGCTACGGTAACGTTTATCGAGGCAATAACTACTACAAATGATACTGCGCGTCATGTATTAAATTTGGAAACATGTATATCAATTATAGCCGGATACTTTTATTCTTTGTTCTTAAGTCAAATAGACCAATACCAGGCTGAAGGAAAGAAAGTAGATTGGGCACAATTAACCCAGACGCGCTATGTTGATTGGTCGATTACAACGCCACTAATGCTGCTTGTATTATGTGCGGTGTTAGGTAAAAATATAGGAAAGTCCGTCAAACTAATGACACTCTTGCCTATTGTAGGTCTCAATTATGTAATGTTGTTATCTGGGTATTTGGGCGAGACGGGTGTATTAAGTCATCTTGTCTCATTAATTCCAGGATTTGGTGCGTTTTTCGGAATGTTCTATTTAATATATGTAAATTATGTGAAGCCCATTTTCTCAAAAGCAAATTACAACTTATTCTATATTTACTTAGGCATTTGGTCGTTATATGGAGTGGTATTTATGTTTAATGAAGAGTACAAGAACATTTTTACAAATATATTGGATGCCATTGCGAAAAGTGGATTAGGATTAGGATTATGGGCGTATTATACTAAAATAATTACCCTCTAAAAAGTATAAACATATCAATATGGATAATTGTATATTCATATGGATACTACGAAAAAATATGTATTAGTAACAAAGGAAGATGATGATACACGCGTCCCAAAAGTATTGGAAGATTATATACATTCATTGAACTTGTTTGATGATGTGATTCCTATACAAGAATTTTCTATTGCGAAGTTTAAATCAACGGATTGTATTTACGTTATTACACAAATGTGGTTAGAGTTGACCCAAAAAGACCAACATATAGTAGACGAAATGCTTTCAACTAATCGCGTAGTATATTTGAATGTAGAAATGTTATCAGAATCAATACGTATGGAACATATATTAGAATTAATAAAGAAAGGTATTCAAATAGCGGATTATAGCATAGTGAATATCCTATTTTTAAAGGAATATGCGAAAGAACATAATATCCCTATTACAAAGGAAGTCATTTATTTGCCTTATCAGTATAATTTACGAGACCAGATCCAGTTACAAAATATAGATGATAAATATGATTATGATATAGGTATAATAAACGCATTACCAAAGCAAGATGATTCTGTAAATAAAGTAAATACATATAGACGCACAAAAATGTGGAACGACTTACAAAAAACAAATTGGAAATGTATAAATATATTAGGTTGGGGAAAGGAAAGAGATGAATTGATAAAACGGTGTAAAGTAATCATTAACGTACATCATTTTGAAGCATTTAACATATTCGAACATATTCGATGTGATCGTATGATATGGGCGAAAAAAATAATCGTTTCAGATAATTCTCTCGGTATGGATAAATTAGACATTACAAAATATATATTTTGCGAGGAATTTGATAATATTATTCCGATGGTAGAAAAAGTATTACAAAATTTTACAGACTATTATCGCGATTCAATGAAAGCAATTTCAATGGATAAGGTAATTGCCAACAGACGAGATATATTAAAACAAGAACTAACCAAAATTGGGAGTACTGCCCTCTAATTATACATATAAACTTTGTGAAGTTGTGATATATTTTAATACCATACCTTCAATTTGAGATAGCTTATGCTGTAATTCAACCATATTCAATTGTTCGCATACATTCATGAACTCTTTACTGATAGTGACAATCTTTAACATGGCTTTGGTAAAATCACCAATAGAAATAGATTTGTTGTATACATCATTTTGAATGAATGATTTACATTCTGATTCAGTAGTACATTCGCACCATTGCATGGAGAATTCTACCATGTCATAAATTAAAGGGTCGGTGTAATTGATACCAGTATTTACTTGGGCGTCTTGCTCTAAATCAAAATATTTGTCGTATTGATATCCGAGTGTTCTGATGTTAGATTCTAATACTGTGTCCGTCATACTAAGGGTATGTGTTCGCATATCGTCGGGAACTTTAATATCAGTAAAACAAGAAAACAGTCCTACTAATTGAATTGGTTCAAAATCATTGAAATTGTTCCATTTTATCATTAGTTCCGACATGATAAGAGGGTGTATTTCGGCAATATTCGATGCGATATTACCTAATAAGGTAAGTGTGTAAGTGTCGTCGGGATTCCTAATAATAAACCCGTTTTCACACATAATATCACAAATACGGTCGGTTTGTTGTTTCACATAGGATTCGGTATAATAGGAATCCGCCTTGAGATTCTCGACTTTATCTTTCAAGTCTAGGTAAGAATAAACCTTGGTTGCGTCTTCTTTAATGTTTCTATATTCGTCTTCTAACTTACGTATCTCCTTCTCTACTTGTTTGCGTTTTTTATTGTTAGCAAGCAGCATATCGTTTTGCGCTTTAATATAATTTTCACAAACAGGCAGTGGGGTCTTATATGTAGTAATAAACTGTTCTTTTTCTACAATCATTTTTTCGTATTGAACTATTTCTGTCTGAGTTCCTGCTACCGATTTCAATATTTCTTGTTGGACCATACTTTTTTGTGAAAATAGATGGAAATCCTTGTTTTGTCCGTTTTTAATGAGATTTAGAATGAGTGGATATGAAATGTGAAATTTAGACACCAGTTGTTGTGGTTTCCCGCCAAGAATTGTTTTATACTCGGAGAGCATGGGGGTATCAAATAGGTTATTACAATGGACTACGTGACCTACCGTATCAATGCCTCTACGTCCAGCACGTCCAGCCATTTGAGTATATTCATGTGCTAATAGAAATCGTTGTGTATGTCCGTCAAATTTTGTCAAACTTGTGAAAACCGCGGTTTTAATGGGACAATCAAGACCAATCGCAAATGATTCAGTTGCAAACAATAGCTTGATATAACGCTTTGAAATCATCAGTTCTACAATTTCTCGTAAGATAGGAATCATACCTGAATGATGAATACCAATGCCCTTTTCTAAAAGGGAAACAAGACTGTTGTATTCAGGAAGTTCCAAATATTCATTGTAATTTGGTAGTTTGCGAATAATTTGTTCGCATTCATTACGAACTGTGTAGCTAACCTTACTATCAAATTCATTCAATGGGACGGTAATATCATGAGCGCAAGATTCTACATTTTTTCTTGAAAAAACAAAGGCAATTGCGGGTAACATTTCCTTTTCTTTTAAGAAAGACGCGAGTTTATTAAGAGCATGTTTCCGATTAATTCGGATACGATTCTTGTCAAATAACGTCTTAATTTTCCCGATTTTCTTTGAATTTACTTCATCGAACACACCCTTTGCGTCTTGTAATAAGAGCAATTTATTACTGTTATCGCGAATTTCTTTCTGTGTTTCTTTGTCACGGATTGTTTTGAATACACCTTCATTTGTTGTTAAAAATCCATAATGAGAAAGTGGAACTACGCGATGATTGGTTGATGCCAAATAAACACATTTCGCATCAGGTTCAATGTCGCCTTTTTCGCACCATCTAGCAAATCCTTGAGGGTTATCAATTGTAGCAGAAAGCATAACCATTTGAATATGTCTTGGAAGCATGAGAATTGTCTTCTCCCAAGTTTGTCCGCGGTCAGCATCATTAATGTAATGGACTTCGTCAAATACAACACAAGCAAGGTCATTTTGAACGTCAATCTGAAATTGTAGAGCATTTTGAGATTCAGAATCATCCGTATTCGTAGTGGATGTAAAGAGATAATTCATAAGGATTTCGGTGGTCATAATAAGAACATCGGCATCAGGGTTTGTTTTAATGTCGCCAGTGAAGAGACCAAACGAGATTTCGGGAAATTTTTTAGTGAATTCATAGTATTTTTGGTTGGAAAGTGCTTTGATAGGGCTTGTATATACAACTTTTTTTCCTTGTTTTGCGAAATGTTGAATAGCAAACTCGGCAGGTAGTGTCTTGCCACTACCGGTATGTGCGGTGACTAATACGTGTTGTTTTTCGACAATGGCTTCAATAGCGTACTTTTGAAAGTCACTGAGGGGATACGGATACAATTCAAAGTGCGAATCATACTTTGAATTGGATGGATAGGGTTCATTACAGATTTTTACCATGGGTTTATACAATATGTATATAGATATGTTTTTATATTGGTTGCAAAATAGTTTTATTGCCTTCTACAAAGCAAACTTATAATTAGATTGCATTATAATTGAATGATTTAGATAATGCAATAAATTGTTTGGTTAACCAACGAATATTATTGGTGGAAAAAATAGACAAAACAAAGTTTATAATTCAACCGATTTTACAAAACAGTAAAGGAGAAGAGTTAAACATATATGTTTTTAAAAATCTAAATGATGGTGAAATTCATTTTGTATCATCGATGATAATTTCACACGATGTAAACCAAAACATAAATAGAAAAGAAAACAAATGTGTCGTTAAATTATGTGAATTGACAGATGTGTTTGGTACAGAAAACATAAATAATCTTAAGATGTATTGTAAATCGATTAACCTAGATTATGGCAGAATTGAGTTGATTAATGATATTACTAGGGGGTGGTGCGTGATAGATATTAATAATAGTCCGGGATTAGGATTAGGTGGGAATGGGTTTATTAACATAATAAGTGATAAATACAAAGCAATGTTTGATAAATTAGTGTAAATATTATAACCTTAAAAATAAATATAAAACAATGGTGTTATATTTATAATATATGAAACCGTCTAGTTTTTCTACAATATGTACTTCAAATTGTGCGTTTGAATTATGTGGTCTTCTTTTATCGTTGTCGGTATTTCATCCTGACGAAAAAATTTACATCTTAAGTGATACAAAAACAAAAAAATACATGGATGAACTTACCCCTAGTCCAAAATTAGATATAGTGTGGTTTATTGAACTGGACATGTATGATAATATGAATACCGAACAAATGAAATCAAAAGGATTATGGTCTGATTTTCAAATGAAGAAGGCTGAAATAATATCATATGCGTTAAAAAGTGAGTCGGATACTTTGTTTTTAGATAGTGACATCATTGTTACAGACACTATAGACGATATAGACAATACAAAGGACATTGGTGTATCACCGCAATTAATTAATTTGGAAGATCAACAAAAATATGGATTTTATAATGGAGGAATGTTATGGACGAGGTCGAAACAAGTGCCGAATGACTGGATTGAATTTACAAAAGGATCAAGATATTACGATCAAGCTTCTATAGAAAATTTGGTAGATAAGTATTCGTATTTTGAGTTTGGAGATAACTATAATTTACAGACTTGGAGATATATTCTATCTCCAGAAGGTTCAGATAAAATAGCATCATATATAAGTCATGCAAATGGTATAGTACATTATAAAGATAAACCGTTAAAGTGTATACATACTCACTTGCGTAATAATTTATTTCACAAATTTAATCAGATATTAATTAATCATTTTTCAGAAGCAAAAATGTATAAAATATTAGCAATTGTATTTCGCGTAATACATGGTAAATGGGTGTTGCGTATTCCAAAACAACCAATGACAGGGTTGGGTTATCATAAAAATGATAGTTATCGCGAACTTCCATATTTAATGAAAATCGCAAATAATGATGTAGACGTTATAGAAGATGAGAATACAGTTCATTGTTGGATTATGCCAAATATATTAACATATGACCGTCCTATATTAGACCGTTGTGTGGTTGAAGTAAATAATGCGTCATTATTTCTATTAGGTAATGGTGACATAAATGTTGAAGGAAATCAGTTACGTCAAGTATTCTCAAAATTACCAATAAAACCCTGGATATTTTGGCCTCGGGCACCTAGGTTATTAGAACAAGTATTAGAAACCAATGGCATATTATCATATAACGACCGAGAACATAAATCCATATTTATTGGAAATTATGAATGTAAAGAACAGGCAGATTTTCGGGATACAAATATAAGATGGGATAATGTTATTGATAAGTACCATTGCACGAAAGGAAACACATATTTGTTTACACACGAAGAGTACTTATTACACATGCGAAATTCAAAATTTGGTCTTTGTTTACGTGGATATGGTACAAAATGTCATCGTGAAGTAGAGTTGATGGCATTTGGAACTGTGTTAATAGTAACACCCGAGGTTTCAGTATCATCATTCTTAGAACCATTGATTGAAGGAACGCATTATATTTACGTAACGTCACCAAATGAAATTAAAGAAAAGTTAGAATCCATAACTGAAGAAAAGTGGAACAAAATGTCAAACTCGTGTTATGAATGGTATCAACGAAACGTACATAGTAAAAATTGTTGGAAAAATATGATATCGAAAATCTTATATGAATAAATAAATTATCGTCGCAATGCGTCAGACAGTGTATTATTATCAACAATAACGGGTCCTTGTGTAGTCTCTAAAACACCGTGCCAATCTTTTTTAGGTGGATGCCAAAATGGTTGATAATACACAACACCGTCTGTCAATAATCCTGCGAGATAACTTAAACTGCTTCGTGATGTAATTAGAATATTAGACGCTACCATTCCAGTAAAAGTAGTGGTAATATCTTCATTTATATGTAAGGTAGTGTCTTCTGAAATATACATTTTAAAATCAGTAACATCTCCTTGTGAGTATATGTGAAAATTTAAATTGTTTTCTTTTACGGTTTGTCTAATATGATTAATCACGGTTAAGTAGGTGTTATTTGGAGTAGTTGTACGTGGTCCAGCTTCACCTTTGTCGTGGTCGTTATCTCTTCGTACATGAACCGCAACATTTGTTTTATTGTTTTTAAAAAAGTCGTTATCTTTATTCGCCCAAAACGCGGTTTTAATTTGAGTCATATATTGATTATCGCAATAATAATCAATGTTACGTGCTGTATGTTGACGTACATGTTGTGTATATGTTAAATGAACGATGGGGAGTTGACTATTATAATGTTTTATATTTTCGAAGATTGAATTTAAGTTCATACATTCTTCTAATTTGTTAGTGTAATTATCTTCATTTTTATAATTATGTTCGAATTCAACTAATGGAGTATAATAAAAACGAATATTATGCATAGAACAAAATAAGTATGTTTCTATAATTTTCTGATATTGGGCTCCGAACCCGTCTGTTGGAATAACATTTGTAGCGGTAACCATTATATAATTAACATATTTTTCTCTTTATTCCATTTTGTTATCTAATCATATTACAAAATGCTCCAACTAATTTTCTCTCTACTTTTCTTAGTAAATATATCAAATGCATACGATCATTATCTAGTACATACAGCAGTGAATATTTCCCAAGCAACATATTGTATGACCCAAACCAGTATGTGGGATTGTATTACATGTGACAATACCAATTCTTATGACAATATCCTTATTCAAAATGGAGAACAAGTAATATTCGGATTTAACGAAGAATACGAGTCTATCTTCGTCAGTTTTAGGGGGTCTGAGAACATACAAAATTGGATAGCAAATATCAAGGTGTCGCAAATAACACCATATCCAGAGACAACTATAGCAGTCGCAAATGGGTTTTATAACCTATTTGATTCCTTACATGCGAATGTATACAAAGTCGTAGATGAACTCGTTGAAAAATACAATACGAACCAACTACTACTTACCGGGCATTCGTTAGGTGCTGCGTTAGCAACGTTAAACGCATTTGATATTCTATATTATCAGAAAAATTACAAAATTCACTCACTAATTACATTTGGTTCTCCCAGAGTAGGAAATAAAGAATTCTCAAAAGTGTTTGAAACCTACAATATCAACTCGGTTCGCGTGACCCATTATTACGATATGGTTCCGCATGTTCCGGAAGAGTTTTTAGGGTATCGTCATATTTCCCAAGAAGTATGGTACAATGAACCCAATACGGAATACACCTTGTGTGATGATGAAAATGGAACGGAAGACGATAGTTGTAGTAACTCTTGTTCTCCTACCAAGTGTACGAGTACGTCCGACCATTTAGATTATCTACAAATAAAGATGGGAAGTGGGGGATATTGTTGGTAAATCAAATAAATCCTCAATGATATAAAAATAACTGCATATAGTAAAACAAATGTTATTATTATTCATTCTATTGAATTTTGGGGTGTCCTTTCTATCTGATTTGGTATTGAATTTTTTATCGAGGCAATCGTATTCGTATAATGCGATAAAATCATTACAAACCTATTTCGATAAACGTCCAACTCTAATTTCCGCATTTTACGCAGGCATCACTGTATGTCTGGTGCTAATTGAAAATATCATATTATCCAGAGTATTGTTTGGTATGTATTATCCTAGCACTCTTTACCAGTTATTTGCGTTTTTGTCAATCGCATTTCCTTTAGGGTATATAAGTGACATAATTATCTACAAGGCACAGATATTCGGGGATACATTAAATCCATATTACGAGCTGGTGGGACCCGGACTCTGGGGAGCAATTGCCTATATTTTTTCAATTGTTGTATCGTATGGAATACTACATATAGATATGTATAACCTCATCTAGAAAATATATATGCAATAATATATATTTTAGAACAATGAATACACAAGCAAGTTACGAGATATTCGGTACTCACCGAGCAGTACAATATAGACAACATACAAACATAGACGAATCCAATACACGTCTTAATGGACGTCAGTTTGCCGATTCACCATTAGAACCCAACTTTGACATTCGTCCAGTGCCTACCAAATATGCGTTATTCCCTATGGTAAATCGTCGCAAACCAGTTACCGAGGAGAAATTGCCCTATGTAAATTATAATCAAAACGCGAACTTTACCCCTGCCGTCTCAAAAGGACCTGTATCGGGATATATGAATGGTATAGACACGGAAACTGTGTTACGTAACCAAACGTTCGGGATGCAGGGTGGTGTAGGACAAGACGTCTATGTTCCCTCGTCAAGTAGCGATTTATACAAAGTGTCGGTGGTTTCTCGACCATCCGAACAGCCACATATGGGTCTGTTCTCCCAAAACACCTTTAGTAATCGCCAACATCCCAATGTCGAAAACACCACTATTGGTAAGGACCAATTTTTCAACCATACACGCACCCAGTTACGTAACTCTATGTAAATAGAAAATTGATACTTAAAAATTATATAATGGTTTATTATATAATTTACTAACAACATGATAAAGTACATAAATTCCATATTAGCGTCGAATAACACTAACAATGCGACCTACAAATGGTTAATCTCCATAGCAATACTGTATGCAGGTGTAAAACTAATAAATACTACAAAAACCCCGTATGAGATGGTAGAAGGATTTAATCAAAGTAAACCCTATGTATATAAACGCAATGAAGATATTTATGATGATTTCATAGCAGAAATATATGACGTTTTACATGATACAAGCACGCGAACTGATTGGGAATTAGCGAATATAGTAAGATTAACATCTCCCGATGTAAACAATAGTGTATTTTTAGATATAGGTTCCGGTACAGGAAGTAGTGTTGATATGTTACATAATTCCGGATACACTGCTTATGGGGTAGATAAATCAAATGACATGATTCAATATGCTGAAACCCATTATCCAAATAGCGACTTTATTCATGCGGATGTAAATGACCCCTTGGTATTTGACCGTGCTAGTTTTACACATATATTATGCACCAAAACAACCATCTACCAGTTCAAAGATAAAAAGAAGTTCTTTGCGAATTGTTATCATTGGATGATACCAAATAGTTATTTAATCGTCCATTTGGTTGATAGGAAGCGGTTTAGTATGTTTGAACCCAAAGACCCTACCAAAGTCAAGTGGCCCACATTATTACCTCAAAGAAATAAACGACGCACGCGAGTGGTATCCGAGTATGAAGATTTTAAGTATAAAGCAAACTATAGCTTTCCCGTTAATTTAGAAGAAACCAACGTAGTAAGTTTTACGGAGTCATTTACTGATAAAGTAACAAACCATGTTCGTCATAATGAAGAGACACTCTATATGGAAGATATTCGTGATATTTTAGATACCGCAAGTCAGATGGGATTTATCTTTCACGCCAAAGTAGATATGGAAACGTTGGGTGATGACAATCAATATTTATACATTTTAGAAAGACCCCACTAATACGGATAAAAAATACAATTTATCTACCAAAATATATTAGATTTATGATTCAATATATTTTTTCATCCTTGTTTTTCTTTTTCTTGGTTTTATTTGCTTATATAAAAATCCGGTATCCGTTCTGGAATACCCAGCCGGTATTTCATACTTACGATTATTGGCGCTATTTCTACAGCGTTCCTTACATTATATATAAATATCGCCCAGTAAAGACGAAATATTGTGATTTTCATCAGGTCGAAACGGTTCCCTATAGCGAATGTTCTCAACATATGAAACAAAGTCTGGTAAATCTACTTCAATGTTATTATATTCCTTCTGAAAAAATCTTACATACGATTACCGAAAAGGAGGTAGATACGATATTAACGGGAACGAATGAACCTTGTTACCTATCCCTATTCCATGAAAAAGTAGTTCAGTCCAGTGAAGGTAAAGAACCCCAAATAATTGTAAATCCAGACCCAACTGGGTGTATTACATCCAGACCCTACAAACTATTTTATCGTCCCACGTTGACGGAACAAGTCTATACGTCAGAACTATTATATTTTATAGATTATTTATGTGTAAAGCGAGAACGAGACGTAAAAAAACTAAATAGAGTCCTGTTACAGACCCATGAATATAACCAACGAACGAATAATGCGGATGTTCTCCTATCTTTAATAAAAAAAGAGATAGATTTGTTTGAAGGGGTTATACCCGTAGTAGAATACAATACCCTGACTTATTATATTCCGGTGTTACATCCAATCGCATTGCCATCAGATTGCGAGTTAATAAAAATAGAGGCTACGAATCTTCACATTTTAACGGATTACCTATATAACATGACACATAATACATATGATACTGACATTACTATGTTTGATATCTGTATTATGCAAGATACCTCATATTATTTATCACAAATCAAGTCAGGAATACTACATGTATATTGTCTACGACACAAGGAGCATGTATATGGTTTTTATTTTTATAAGAATACCTACACAGAATATGAAGATATCGAAGGAAATGTGTTAATGTTCTCAACTAGTATAAAAAATATAAGTGATAATCATGTGTATTACAGTGGGTTTATAAATAGCATGTGTAAGATAATGAAAGAAAAACAAAACAAATATAAAATGTTGATGATTGAGAACATCGGTCACAGTAACCACATCGTTTCTCTATGGGAATTGTATAACAAACCAATTTTTGATAACAATACCGCTTATTACCTGTATAATTTCATTTATCCTTGTTCTCCTCTATTACCAGAAAGAACATTAATTATTACGTAAACATCAAAATGTGTATAGATAGTAGAATGGATATGTATTTGTTTCGTTGTAATATGACGCGTGACATAGAGAACAATGTAGACGAGGTAGAAACACCGGAGTTCACTATGGAAGATGTAAACGAGATTGATATGAATTACAAGATACATATGTCCGAACTCATTCTATTTGAACGCGAAGAAGAAATGTCATTACAAGAGATGCATACAAGTTTTGTATTGAATGAACTTTTCATCGAGCATCTAGATTACATGCAAAAATTACGCGAGATGGTTACTGAATATATGAATGTAGATAAAAAACATGAGAGAATTCGTATGTATTTCCAAGACATTACACCTCTAATACGTTCTGACAAAGATAATTTACAAGAAGTGAGAACTATCAAAAAATAAATATCAATATAACATTTGTATTGATATTTAGATTGGGGTTTAACGAGTGTATTTGCCTGCCCTAGCAAACGAATCTACTACAAAGATAACAAATACACCTAAGAACGTGTAGAGTAGAAACTCTTCTGTAATATTCTCGGTTTTTTCGTGCTGTTGTCCTTCCAATAAATGAATCATATAATTTATTTTCTCCATTAATTGAGTTTCCCCAGAAGAAGAATTCGCAATACCCATCTTAGCATAATAGGGTGACGATGCTGCGGATACGGTAACCGCAGATGGTTCGTAACTTTTATTATAATTACTGAGTGTCTGTGAATGAGTATCATTCGCCCCATAATTTTTCATTTCACCTAAAATATTCGCCGAAGCCGCCCCACCGGAAAATTGAGGCATAGGAGGTATATACTGTTTTAATTCAGTATCATCATTATAGTCGCTATTTGTATTCATCTCCGGGGGAGACAAAGGTTTAAACTCGCCCATTTTGTTATTTTCGTCTTCATTTCCAGAAGAAGTCATTTTCTCTAACAAATCGGTGACTCGTGAGGTTCGGTTCTCACTGGAATTCTGGAAATTTTCTAATGAGCTGGGGGTATTATTTTCATGCTTAAATTCGTTAGTATGGTCTTGTGGTCTTATTTTCACCGTTTTACGGATACTAGGAATTCTCTTTTTATTAGTTGATTCTTCGTTCGTCCATGTTGATGCTGTTGCTACTAAAGACATAATTTATATATTTATTTGTATTTAAAAAATAAGTAGATATTAATTTGATAATCCAGAACCAAATTATATGATAAAGAAAATATGAGAACAATGTATAGAATGAAACTTACACAAAATACAATAGCTCAATTTATACCTATGGTTGCTCTTTTCTTTTTATTGTCACAGTACCGAGGTTGTGTGGAATTGAGTCATACAATTTTAGGAAAGTTACTAGCAGTATTTATAATTATATTCTACACGACTATTGATAAAGTTCTCGGTTTGTTTGTTTGTGCGTTGGTTATTTTATTCTATCAAATGGATTGTAGAGAAAATCTGCTAAACATTGAATCCTTCGACACAATCGAGGAACAGGAAGATGATGAAGGAGAGGCAGAATTAGAATACAATGAAACCAAACCGGCTAAATCTTGCGACAGTTGTGGTGTAAAGAACGTAGAAACCTTTGAAAACTATGAAGCCGATAACAACAAAGTTGTCGAAAACGGTCCAGTTCAAGATGAATTTAGAAGAGAACATTGTAAAAACGGCGTTCTAAAACATAAAGATATGGATGTAAGAGACGAGTTGACTCAACATGTATATCCAGAATTAAAGTTCCAACATGATTACTGTAACGCGTGCTCTCCTACATGTAAGTTCTCTATTGTTGAATCGAAATTAAAAACCGAAACGAAATTATTACCAAAGGTCTCGAAGGAAAATCTAACCATATTGTAAATAAATACGATGGTAAAGTCTGATGTAAAGAGTATGTTTGACTATTTACATTCAAATATTCAACGTATTAATGACAGTAAAGTATTCGCTGGATTAATGATAATAACCTTAAATATAGTATCCAAATACGTCAATATAGGTTTGAGTAAATCCATGGAATCGTATTTAAAGTATACCTTTAGTCGTCAATTGTTAGTGTTCTCTATCGCGTGGATGGGT